AGCAGCTCAACGCCGCTGCGGCCGAACAGTGCAACCGCTGCCGCGGCTCGCTCTGCCGGCGTGGGCAGCGCGGCAATGGCTTTCTGGATTGCCAGAAACTGCTCTTCTGGCGACATGGCCGCCAGTTCTTCCACGCTCAAGCCAATGTTGCTGAACGCCTTGGCCTGCTCTTCGCTGCCTTCGGTCGCCTTGCCGACAGCCACGGTCACCTTTTGCAACGCCGTGGTGATGTCGTCAACGCCGGACAGCTTCGCGGCCATCTGCAACGCCTGGAGCTTCTCGACGTTAATGCCGAGCCGCTGAGCTAGGTCATTGGTGGCATCGACGGCATTGGCGGCGTGTGCTGCGTAGGATGCGATGGCGCGGCCGGCGCTCATCATGGCGTCGGCGGCCATCGACGCGCCTTTGGCAAGCACTGCACCGATTGCGATGCCCTTCAGCACGGACACATCGCGGGCGGTTTGTTGCGCCTGCTTGCCAATCCGGTCCAATGCTTTTGCGGCTTCGTTGGCACCGGCAGTAACGCCGCTGGCGGACATGCTTGCCCGCATCGCCAGTGCCAGTGTCGTCGCCATTTCAGTCTCGCCTGATCTTTGACAGTTCCGCAGCAATCTCGGCCGGCGTCATCGGCGGCCGTTCAATCGGCATGAAGTCTTCTTCTTTGGGAACGCGGCCCTTTACGTGAGGTGCAAGCGTCGCCGCCACGATCCTTCCCGTCTGCCTCCAGCCTCCTATATCCAGCGGGCATACGAAGCGGTGCATCGCAAGCCAGCCGCGGTACTCGGCCACGCTCATGGTGGCCCGCAGTTCCTCAACAGTTCGCCCCAGCGTCCCGGCCAACAGATACACGAACGCGTCCGCTGGCCGGGCTAGGAGTTTTTTCCGATGTCCTCGATCTCCTTGTCGTCAAGGTCGTTGTGCTTCTGGGCAATCTTGAACAGCCGCGCCCCGATCTTGCCGCTGATCTTCTTGAGCTGCTCGCTGGTGAACAGCTGCTTGCCGTCGGCGTCCACCAGGCACAAGGCGAGGTAACGGCTTCGGTAGTCGTCCACGCCTTCGCCTTTGGCACGCAGGCACGAAAGTTCCCACGACTGCAGGTCACCGAGTGCCATGGTCCTGACGTACACATCACGCCCCCACTCTGGCACGTTTACCTTGAGGGCCTGGGCCTGATCGGCGGAAAGGATTTCGTCTGATAGCGACACGCTCACGCTCCCATCTTGAAAGTAACGCTGTAGGTCTGCAGTTCGCCGACGCTCGCCTGCCAAGACAACGATTCCATGATCGCCTTGGTAAACGCGAACGAGACGCCTGGACCACCTATGGATAGCGTGGCGGTCAATCCGACGTTGCTGCTGGCCATGGCCGTGGTGCCACGGCACGTCACGGAGACGGTGCCGAAGTCGGTGTCAGCCACCGAATACGACTTGGCACGCGATGCGTTTGAACGCGGCGTAACGTCCACCGTCTCAGCGGACAGCCCGTCCACGGCCAGCGTGACTACTTCGCCCAGCGTGTAAGAACCCCACTGGATCGTCGTGCCTTGAGCAACATACGCCACGGCATCCTCCGGGCGTCACTGCACCTTGAACGTCAGCGACTGCTTGACCAGCTCGCCGACGGCGTAGGCAACGCTCGAGGACGACACTGTGGCCGTGTAGGACACGGTCGCAAACGAGAGCGAGCCGCTGGCGCCGATCTGGACGACGGCGGTGCCGTACGCCTCGACGCTCACCTCGTTGTCCTTGAGGGCCGGGGACTGGTAGGTGCGGCTGGCGCCAGACGCCAAGCCGAGGTGCGAGTTGTCGAGCAGGTCGCCGCCCGGCGTGACGGTGACGCTCGTGGCGGTGTAGGTCGCTCCGGCGAAAACGAACGTCGAGCCCTGCGAGTCGGTGGCCATCTGTGCGGCATCTCCGTGGATGGTAGGCGGTTTGCCCTACGCTTTTTGTAGGGGCGGCCCGGCCTATCCTTGCAGTTATCCGCGGCTCAAACGTGCAGCTCTGGCGGCCTGATACTTCTGAAGTTGCTTGATGGCGTTCACTAACCCCTGTTTAAGTTCAGCCTCAAGCCGTTGCTCAAGCCCAGCTTTGGACGCGTTCCACGCGCGCTCAACAGGCTTGGCGGCGGGCATCACGCCACGGTTCCAGCCTTTTGACGTCTGCCGCTTGGCCGTTCCCTTTTCAACAATGAACTGGTGGTACGCCAGCCCAGCTCCCACGCGGCGACCTTTCTTGTTCTGCTTTGGTGGCTTTCCGGTTCCAGGCTTCTGGTATCCGACGAGCGCCACGCCAACGCCAGTCTTTTTGTAACGCACGGACTTGGTCTTGATTGCTCGCCGCAAGTTGCCAGTCGGCCCTCTAGGCGTCGTTGATTTCAACGCCTGCTCAGCCGGCTTCATGGCTCGCTTGACTGCAGCGGCCTGCGTTATGGCAGATAGGCTTTTGGGCAGCTTGCGGAACTCAGCCGCAAGGCCGTCGAAGTCAGGAAACTCCAACCTGATGCCGGGCGCAGCCATCACGTCGCCTCGTTGATGCGGAACTCGTACGTCTGTTGCACGTTGTAGAATGGCAACATCTGGTCGTCCTGCGGCATATCAACGCCGTCAGCTTCAGTCTCCAGCGACGTCCTCTGGATCGTTACTCCGGCGGTGGTTCCGGTCCAGTTGTCCAAGGCGAGCCGCACAGCTCGAGCAATCGACTTCACGGACGTGTAGGACGTGCCATACGACGTCAGCTGCAGCGTCACCACAGGGTTGCCGACGTTGCCAGTGAGCGACCGCGGACGGTCAACGCCGGTCCTTTGGTAGACGACGAGCGGCAGCTGCGTGCCGGTGGGTGCGATCATCGGAAACACGCGACTGCCGATCAGTGACGACACCGCCGTCTGGCTCGTGAGACGCTGAAAAATAAACGCTTCAGGTGCTTCTGGCAGGCTCATGATGCGGCCCTCTCGGTGCAAATCAGTTCCATGTAGAGCCGGCGGTCAAGTTCGTTGATCTGCCCGATTTCCAGCGTGCGTCCGTTGTAGACGACCCGATACGACGTCGTCAGTGAGGTGACGTAGCGAATGGTCACCTTGTGCGTGCTCAGGCCCACAGTCTCGGCATACCGCTGGGCTTCGCGTCCACCGAGGGCCTGCACGTTTGCCCACACGGTCTGGAAGTCCGACCACGACAACGTCGCCTCGCCCACCTCGTTCTTTGACGTGGTGGGCTTTTGCAACGTCACGCGGGTCCAGAGTTCGCCGGCGTTGAGTGGCATTAGCGATACGATCCCCAGCGGAGCGTGTCGAGCAGGGCCTTGGTGCCCATCGGAACCTCGGACAACGCCTGCTGCGTCGTCATCTCGCGGTTGCGGTACAGGTGAGCCACGAGCATCAGGACGGCTGACCGCAAGACGTCCTCGTTGAACGTGTAGTTGTTCACCTCGGCCGACGGGTTGTAGCCCGCCCACCAGACGATCTTGACGCTGTTCTGGTCCACCAGGTGCGTGGGCCACGTCTGCCCGTAGAGCGGACGCAGGACGCCCGGCGTGGCCGTGTAGTCGACGCGGTACAGCGACGTGCTCAGGACCGTGTATTCAGAGTTTTGGCTGGGCTTGTAGTAGACAACCGGCGCCGAGGTGCTGCCGGTGTCGTCGTACTGCGACAGGGGCGGCCGGGGCAGCTCCACGTCGAGATTGGGCACCGTGCCCTGGCGGCCCTCGATGTTGCTGCCGTCGGCACGCAGGCCAAACTGAATTGGGCTGCCAATCGGCCCGTAGAACGAGTCCAGATACATCGTGTAGTTGGACAAGATGAACGTGGTGTCGCAGTAGTCCTCGGCCCAGCGGCGAGCTGCCACGATCAGCGACGTGATCAGGGCGTCGTCGTCCGTGAAGTCGACACGCAGATGGGCCTTGGCGTCGCTGCGGCTCACGAACTCGTTGACGTCGCCTTCGACGCGACGCAGTGACCTGTATCTCATCGCCGCTTCCTCCTGGGCGTGGCGTCAGCCTTTTCGATGTCATCGGTGTCGATGGCGGCCGTCTCGAGCAGCGGGCGCGGCTCGTCCACGACGACCTCGACGACGCCGAGCCTTGACCACTCGCTCGCCTGTCCGCGGTACATCTGCACCACGGCGCCTTTGCTGTAGGCGCGAAACGCCCGCAGGAACCTCACGTTGACGATGTCCGTGGTCACTGGCTTGTCTCCCCGTGCTCCTTGGATCCCCACGCCTCGGATGGGCGTTGCCCGCCGGCGTTCCAGTAGTGGCTGGGCGACTGGTAGACGGGTTTGAGATCCCGGCCAGGCCAGGTGAACTTGAGCTCGGCGTGACCGATGGCCACCTGCGGCGCGATGCCGACCGTGTTGCCGGCGGCCCGAAACGCACGCCAGAAGTGGATGTCTGGGTCGACTCGCGGCGGCTCGCCTTCGGGGGCGTCTCCCCAGTGACCGTCCGGCCGCGGCGTGCCAACGAAC